GCTTCCTCCTTGTTGAGGATTTCTTCTTCTATGATGATTTGCCTGTCTGTCATAATGTGTCCTTTGGTTCCGGCTCGTTGTGCGGGCAGTAGCGGCTGATGAAGTACGTCTGGCCTTTGCCGGTGACCTTCGCGGTGCGGTTGATGGTCACGTGGCCGTCCGAGTGGGTGATGGCGGTTTCCTTGATGCGGAACAGTCCCAAGTCCATGGCCTTCTGGGTTGGCACGTTGCGGTTGGAGCCGGTCCTGCCGAGATACCCGTCCTGTCGCAGGATCTCGAACAGTCGGTTCTGGCCGATGTCCAAACCGTTCTGGCGCAGCATCTTCGCCAGTTCCCCGATGAGGCACGTGCCGTCCGACGCGGCCACCGCGTCCGCGAACCGGGCTTTCGGCTCCAACGCCTTGATATGCTCGGACTGTTCGGCGATCTTCTGCTTCTGCGCTTCCATGGTGCGCTGGCCGATCATCACGGCCTTCGCGAGGATGGTCATGTCATCATCCGCGTCCGTGGTTGGAATGTAGCCGCCGGTTTTGCGGATCTGGGGAAGCACCTCATGCGTCACCCAACGTTTGAACTCGTGGGCCTCCGGCTTGCGGGATGCGAGGACGAGAGCGTAGAGGCCGGATTCGGAGACGATCACCCTGTTCGGGTTTCCGGGGGTTCCATCATTTAAAGTGATGGAACTTTTCTCGTCGCCATCAAGCCGTGTCAACGCTTGGCTAACGTTGCTGAGCTCAAGCACTGCGCATGCGTCCTTGGCGACGAACCAAGGTTCGTCGTTCTCGTCGGTCAGCGCACGCAGTGCCGCGCCTTTGAAGTAGAATCGTTGTATTTCGTTGTTCATTTGGGGTCTCCTTGGATTTTTGATTGCTCCGCATATGCTTGTGAGGTTCAATCCGAGCATGAAAGGAGGTGAAATATTGAAAGACGCCGGACAGGAGATAAGCCAAGCGATTCTCAACGAGAATCAGCGTGAACTGAACGATCGAATCAGCTGAATCACAAGCGCCGTTCCCATCGCTATGGCGGCGGCGCTTTTCCAGCGTCTTCCAAGCTCGCACAATCGGTTGTCCCATGAGACCAGCATGTTTGCGATGATGTCCAGATGCGAGTCGATGCTTTCATGTGAGCCGATGTCGAATGGGCTGTTGTATTGCGATGCCATGCATTGCTCCTTAATTCCTTGACGTGTGTGGTGTGGTTAGGCGGTTTGTTTGATTTGGGCGATTTCTCCGGGTTGGAAGCCGAATGCTTTGTAGAGTCCTATGAGCATGAGTGGTGTGCATTCGTTTGTTTTTTTGGCTCTGGCTAGGACGCTTTCGCTGACTCCTATTGCTCCGGCGAAGGCTTCGTCTGTTTTGAGGCCGCTCATTTGTTTGGTTCGGTCTAGGAAGCCGTCTCGGAACTGCATTTTGTATTCAGCCATCAGCACTGTTCCTTTCATTGTGAAGCATTTTGTTTTTCAACCTGAAAAGTAATATACCACAGTGAAAAGAGATTTTTCAAGTCGAAACACCGCTTCGGCGTGTTGACATGAAAGACTTTTTATTTCATAATGAAATACATGGATAAGAAAACATATTTCGCACAGCTAACGCATGATGCGGCGATCAATGAAATCAGCAACAAGACCGGACTCAGCGTCTCAACCCTCTGGCGTCAATACAACAAAGGATGCGAGTTCAGCGCCGAGTCGGTAATCATCATCGCTAGAGCATATGACGAAAATCCTGTAGAAGCTCTGGTTGAGTTCGGATATATAAGAGCCGACGAGATGACCAGGGGAGAAACCGTCGCGAGATTGCATGACGCTTCGGATGACGAGCTACTTCAGGAACTCGCACGCCGTCTCAAGGAGAACGCGGACGCCGACTGGGTGAACAGTCCGATCATCTACCGTGAAGAATTCGACATGGCCGCGAACGACGACCCGAACGCGAGACTCGAAGCCGAAACACCGGAAGACTGACGACAGCGATGAATATGGCGGGGGTATCCGCTCAGGATGCCGCCGCCTACCAATACGAAGGGAACAATGTCACGAATCACCATCGACGTTTTGGAACGTCAGGCCGAGCACATGGGTGTGAAGGTCTTGGAATCCGATATTCCAGGCACTACCTGCGGCCTGTATTGCGAACGGTTGAACACGATATGGCTTGCGGATTGGCTCAACGACCGGCAGAGGCTCTGCACCCTGTGCCATGAGCTTGTGCACGCGAAGTACCGTGATCTTGGCTGCGGCACGCGGTTCGGCGCGAAATGCGAACGCAGGGCCCGACGCGAGACGGCGTCGACGTTGATAAGCCCGGTCGAGTTCGCCATGACCGAAGAGGTGTACGGGGACAATGCGTGGATGATGGCAGCGGAGCTGGGCGTGACCATACAGGTGTTGGAGGACTACCGGCAACTGTTGGAGGAACGGTCGCGCATCGCATGATTTTCCGTTCCGGCTCTATTGTAAAAGAATGTTATATATGTATATTTATGTATATTTATTGATTAATACGATATGTCCCCACGCCTAGTACAATAATAGACACATGGTTTTAATCTATAACGTGTGTTATAGATTGTACCAACAAAAGAAAAGCCCCTGAAGCTGGTTCAGAGCTTCAGGGGGCGAATGGAAAACCAACCACGATTCTCCATACCAAGCATAAGGCAAGGCATGGAGGGAAAGCGATGGACTTCGCGGGATACCGCAATACGAAGCTCGTTGAGCAACTGACAAGGCAAGGCCGCATCACGATCAAGCGAGGCAAATCAAGCAGCTTCGACCCAATGCAGTTCGCACTGCTGCACATGATGGCGTCCACAACCTACGACTGGCCTCTTGACGACCAGTCCAGAACATCAGGCAAGATGCCACGCACCTACACGTATGGTTGGCTGGAGATGGCACGCGCCCTCGGCATGACCCTCCCCGACGGCATCGAAGAGATCGAGGTCATCGGAAACGAGCCACGTGCCCCGAAGAAGGAGCTCAAGGCCATGCAGCGTCTAAGCCTGACGGCGAAGAAGCTTGAGGCGAACGGTCTTATCAAATGCCTGCGCAAAGGAAGCCCGCAGAAACGCAACAACGCCGTCTGGCTGCTCACCATCGGCACACCGGAGGAAAATTCCGAGGTCGAAGCCTACGTGCGACAGCACATGTACCTCTGATTCTGTGGCGCACGCGCGCCGAACCGGACGTGACAGGCAGATTCTCAAGGATGGCCTGTTCGAGAAACGCCCGTGATTCATCAGCCGTCAATTGGGGGGATAATCCTTGTTGAGACATATTGCAGGAGAGCAAGGAGGACACCATGGGCGAACCACAACCAACACAACCTCAACAGCCCCTGCAGACCCAATACCAGCCCGCGCAACGCAGCATGAGCTGATCCACGCGCACAACCACGACACCGGATGCTGCGGCATCGCCGGGTTAAAGGCTGAGCTGCGGACGCGCAGGTGACCGCCTGAGAATCAAAAAGGAGAACGATATGAGAAGAATGAGACTGACAGCAACGCTCACTGCGGCGCTATTGTTGCTTGCCGGCTGCGGGGCGCAACAAGGAGCCAACGAAGGCAACCAGCCGCACAAGAAGCCCGAGCAAGCCCAGCAACAGCCCGAACCAAAGACCAGCGAACGCGGGAACCTCGTGAAGCACATCGGAGACACCGCCTACATCTACGCTGATGCCTCCAGAAAGACGGAGTTGGCACGATGGACGGTGACGAACATCACGCTCGACGCTCCCTGCACCGACGAGTATGCCGAGCCTTCGGAGAACGGGCACATGGTCGTCATGGACGTGACTGCCCAGACCACGAAGGACTTGCCCACCGATCAGCCGCTGTATCTGGGCGTGACGGGCGATTGGCAGTACGTGCTCAAGGATGGCACGATATCGAACGCACCCGTGAATGGTTCTGCGGCGTTGTGCCTACCGCAGGCCGATATGCTGCCGAGCGAAATCGGACCCGCCAGCAAAGCCCAAGGAAAGCTTGTGTTCGACCTTCCGACCACGGACGGGTATCTGATCTATAAGGGCGGCTACGCCACTGGCTGGGAATACCCGTTGAGCTGAACGACACGAGGCAAGAGGCTAGGAGGGTGGAGAGTTGGATGTGACTTTCGAGCACGCCAAGTGATTGACGTTTTATCGTGCCCACCGGTTTGCGCCGGCGGGCTTTTCTTGTATTCACAACGGTCATGTGCCGTGCCCGCCGGCAGGCTCATAAGAAGCGCTGATTTTACATTAGTTCGTTCGATTTTACATTAGTTCGTTCGATATTACATTAGTTCGTTCGATATTACATTAGTTCGTTCATGTTTTCCTCCAAGACGCAGAAAAGGCCGCTCGCAAGCGGCCTTTTCTCCATGGGGCCGACGCCGGAACACGACGCTTAAACGTTAATTCGGCATCCCATGTATACAGCGCATAAAGCCCGTGCCACTAATATATCAGACAAACTAGTCATGCATACTCCCGTCAACCAACAGATTCAGCCCAAGACGGACGGCTTCTCACCGGCAATACGTGATTCTAGAAATCCTCTTCCAGCGAATACCTCTCCATCAACGACAAAGCCTCGTTCTCGAACCTCGCCTCATCCATGTCGTAATCCTTATGCCTCGCGGCGACCAGAGGAACCAAAACCATGGACGACTCCACGACACCGAACCACAACCGAGGCCACTGCGACGGTCGCAGCTTCGACCCGGCCACGGCGACAGAGAACTTCCACACCTCATAAGTATCAGCCACCGTCACACGATGCAACAGCTTGCCCGGCCTCACCGGCTCCACCCTCGTCATCGGACAGAACCGGTCGCCAAGAAGCTTCATGGCGCGTTCCATATCATCGCTGAAACCACGATAATCCTTGCCGATCCGCTTGACGGCCTTGGAACAGTATCCCCTATCATCACATTGCATCGGAGAAATCCGTCTCCCTGTAGAAGGCAAGTTCGAAAGGTATGCTTTCCTTCTCCCCGACGGCTCTCCACGGAGCCTCGCCATGCGAACGAAGTTCCAGCTCGCGGCCGCTCGACGCCCCGTAATGGCGGATGACACGTTCGAGAATGCGCTTGTCATCCTCATCGAAGACGCTCATGTCCGGTTTGACGTCGGAGGAATACACCGTGGTGGGGCGGTACATGTCGTATTCCCGTACTTCCTCGACGTTGATTCTGCCCTGCCGACGCATACGCTCCACCACGTCCTGGAATCGGTCAGGCACTGGCCCCATGGGGCGATGCCTGTACGAATCACCGGTGATCGTCTCCATGGATTCCTTGTATTCGAACCGGTCGAAGTCCACGTAGTAGAGGAGTTTCGCCAGTTTCTTCTTGCCGTGAATCATCCCATCTCGCATGTTTGCGATCAGATAGAGGATGACGTTCTCGTATTTTTGCTCGTCGATAGCCATGACGTTCACCTCCAACTCCCGCTAGTGAAAAATTATACAATCGGATAAGAATACTCGCCAGAGCAGATTAGCGCAAATCTCCGCACTGCCGCATTCTCATCATTGCTTTATGCGGCCTTGTTTGATGTGGTTTTCAGAGAAAGATCACTGAATTCAGAGAAAGATCACTGAATTCAGAGAAAAAGAGACCCCGGACACCCGCATACCGCGAGTGCCGGGGTGTGAATGTTTTAATCGTTTTTCTTGTTCCTGATCGCCTGTATCAGGCTTGAGCCCGAGGCGAGAAGACCGGCGATGCCGCCTATGACGGCCGCCGCGTTGTTCCTGTTGAGGACACCTGTGAAGCAGATGACCCATGGTAGTGCGGACATGCTGGCGGATGTGATGAGGACCGCCCATGATTCAAGCGCCGACGAGCGCAGCATCGCCTTGTTTTTGGTACGTACGGTTTCTTCCGACATGCGCATAATGTGTTCGGGAAACGTCGGATCGACGGTTTTGAAACCGGCCATATCCTCCGGCGACGGGGTTGGCCCGCCCCAGAGCGCCGCGCCTATTATCGTCTGTCGTCCATTACCGTCCTGCGGGTCGCCTCGCCCATCGACATCATGATCAGTCTGGCCGACGACGTCTCCACGTCCGTTCCCGCTATCCTTTTTTTGATTCGGTTGAATTCCGTTGTCGGATTCGGCGCCATCACGAGGGATACCCCTCTGCGTATCCCCTTGGTCAAAGCGTTTGTCTTCATGCTCATCGTCCACGGCACCTCCTTGCTTTCGTCTTCAATTTACCGGCGAGCGCGTGGCTTCGTCAATATTTCTTCGCGATCTGGATAATCCTGACACATTCATTTCGGCGCATTGCGCCTTATAAAAAGAATGTTAAAACTTGTAGAGTCGTATATATGTATATACTTTACCTATTTCAAGGAAACGTTTGAAGGAAAGCCCAACGGACATAACGTCAGTTCCATCCTCAATGGGCAATCTTCCATCGTGGCTGTCCTTGTAGAAACGCTGCACAACAAGCTCATCGGAAGGCCCCTCAACAAGAATTACCTTGTCTGATAGAACGAATCGCAACGTATCATAGCCTGGAAGAGCCGCAAAATGGCGATAGGTCTCATCCCTTAAGGAATCAAAACGAACAGCTTGATCACAGCTATGATTACTTCCGCCATTAAGAAGTAAAAGATTATTGAGATTAAGTTTGTTGGCGACGAAGCTGGAATGCGTCGATACAATCATCTGTCGACCATTAGAATTAGTCACTATCGCATTTAACAATCGATTAAGATTCGTGTGGGATACTCGCAAAAGGCCATGGCGCGTGTTTCCCGGCCGTGCGGAATGGGAGCTTGACCGATACGAACGGATCCAATGCCAGACCAGTACCCTGTTGCGCTAAAGCCTGGATCGAACCTTTGAACGGCTTGTTGGTCATCGGGAATGTGGTTTGCGCGTAATCCGCCAGTCCATCGCGCACATGTCTAGCCAACACAATCGGATTCATGTTCGGTCACTCCCCTATTTCGCCGTTTGACTGTGGATGTTGTTCGTAAGGCATGTACTTGGCATGCTGCCGCAAAAAATCAGCCAGCTCGCTTTTACTGCGATCGCCGGTAACGATATCCTGAATCCATCGGTATATTTCGTTCTGATTAGGCGAGGGGCTGTCCGCGACGTCTATCATCGCCGATTTCACCGCCAAAATGGCCATGGACATAATTACGGTGGTGCGCTTATTGCCATCGGCAAAAATATGGCGATTCGCAAGATGATCCGCGAAGTCACTCACCTGATCAAAAATATCTGAGTATCGGTCTATGGGCGATTCTCCGAAAATCGTAGCAAATACAGGATTTAGCACCGACTGGATTTTGCCGATACGATTCTTCCGTTGCTGCTCAGAGATGACTTCCGTCAAATCAAAGCCTGCACTGCTGACAACGTTCTTATGAATATCCCATATGGTTTCAGCGAGCGCTTCAATGCTTTCATCATCGAAAACGATTGGAGGAGCAATGCTCCTCCAATCAGACGCAGACTGACCTCTCATGAGTTCTCAAGCATCCGCAACGCGTTCGGCCATGTTCTGCCAACATGAGCTATTCCGGCTGCCAGCGTGCCTTTCATAACATTATCGGCCGTTCCATCGCATGACGTCTTGATCATGTCATGAGTGATGACGTTGTTTGCGTTTGGCTTATACACGCTCTTCCAAGCACTGCCCTCTCGGTGAGAGATGCGTACTAGGTCGAATGCCGTGAGTTCGCCGTAAGTCTCCATCACCTTCCGTGCAACTTTGACGAGCTGAACAGAAGTCTCGTAGGAGCCTTCAGGATGACGAACAACATCCTTCCCGTACCTCTGGAACGCGTAATACACCTCAGGCTCCACAGGGCCGTAGCTCCATGCCTGAATCTCGTCGGAAAACAGAGGAACCCCGTATTGCTTTAAGGATACCGCCTGCGCAAAATACACCAGCTTGTTCAGCTTGAGATTCGTCATCTCAGTCCCGCCACCGTAATTGGCGATAAAGTAGTTGGCCACGTCCAAAGCCCTCATGATTCCTCCTTTCAACACGTATTGCGGCAATATTACCCTCACGTGTGAACACTTCGCGCATACGGTCATCTCTCAGATGACTTAAGTATCAGCGCAGAGATAGATCAATACTATTTTCCTACCATCAATCAATGTTGTTTACACAAGGATCATAACGTTTCAGAGCAATCCCTTTCTCAGAGGTTTTCTTCGGAAGAACAAATCCTAGATTATTTCTTGCCCTAGTTATCGCTACATACAACTTCGCTCTAGCTTCCTCGGCCAACGTGGAATTTTTATCTTTCAGCCAAGAAGCCATATCGTTTGTAAGATATATAAGGACGTTGCCGAATTCCAAGCCTTTAGAATTCCCCATGTTCATGACAGGGAAATCATCTAAGGCCTTTGTTCTGTTATCCCATATAAGTTGCACAGGATGGAAGCACTTACAATAATGTGGAATATCCTGCCTAGGAACAATACAGCAAGACAAATCATCCGATACTGACTGCCTACTAGAAACAAGTTCCGGATACTCAGGATACAACCTGTTGGCGAGTTCAAGAATCGGCATTGCACATCGATAGGAAATTGAATTAGACTCTTCATCTAATCTCAATCTATTTTTTTCTATGTATTCGAAAACCGTCTTATACTGTTTGTTTTTTTGTTGTCGAGTTGTGCTGAAAGTCTTTTGCCGAGGATCACCCACCACAGTTAACTGAACATGATTTTCACAAAGCAACTTAATGAGATCAAAATCATACCCGGCCAAATCTTGAGCTTCATCTATATAAACAGCATCATACAATCTTTCCAATCTATCGATAGCCGAAAAACCCGTAGCAACATTAAGATCATAAGCAAGTTGTGCAGCCCGATCAGAATAAACAGAATTATTGCTATCGAGATAAAATCTGGGACTATTCTTCTCTACATAACGTCGTCCAGCAGGCTCTCTATTAACTAGATTGACCGTACCAATTCGCTGCGGAAGCCAATCACTATGGAACGGACGAATCAAATCACGAAGAAGAAAAGTATACCAAGGGCAAACTGTCAAACCGGAAGGAACGAAACCTCTTATTTTTACTATCTTATCAATAGCAGCTTGGGTATTAGCTGTCGTATAAGTGGTAATTAATACGTACTTGCCTGCATCGACCATATTCAACGCATCATTGACAAGCACAGTTGTTTTTCCTGTGCCTGCTCCTGCATTTACGATACGTCCCAAGCTATTGTTCTCACTCATCGATGAACTCAATTGCCTTTCGGATATATTCTGGCTGCTGAATCGGAGTAGGCGATTGGAGAATAGCTAACGCTACTTCAGTTTTGTGCGACTCCATCCACTTCACCAAGTCATATTCATCAACTTCATTTTTATTCAGCAATTTGCCAATAACTTGAAGACTCGCAGATCTCACCAAAACCGGCTCTAGCGTGTTCCACCGCACGTACTTTCCGCTACCCGCATCGCTTTCTGCCTTATCACGGAAGACCTCTGGGCAGGAATGTACCTCGGATTCATAGAACACTCCACATTTCTCACTTTTCCACTTTTCGTATCGCTTATCAAGCGCCTCTGGATCATCGTCATTATCGGTTATCACGGCCACTTTTTTATTCAAATGTTGGTAATACCGTAGCGGCAGTTTTCTACTACTTCATTTATATCCGGTGTATAAATTTGACCATACGCTTGAGGGGTACTATAATTCAAAGCGTCAAATAAAAAGCCCACGCGGCTGGTCAGAACCACGCGGGCGAGGAAAACCTAGGACGATTCTCCATGCACCAGAATACAGCGAGGCATGGAGGGAAAGACGATGAAACCAATGGGGTACAAGAACACCGACGCCTTCTACGAGCTCGCCAGCAAAGGACGCCTCGCATACCAGCGAGGTGACAACCTCGGAGTCTACGCCATGGCGCAACTCGTACTCGCATACATGTGCGACCAAACCTACGACTGGGACCGCGAACGCAACCAGCCACCCGCGAAGCTGCGCAAGGTCAACGCGCCCTGCCGCTACTACACGCTCGGCTGGCGCTCATTCTCCGACGATCATGGAATGGTGATACTCACTCCTGAGCAGGCCATGAGCGAAGACGCAGACAAGATCATGCGCAGGCGCGAACTCAACGCGAGGAAGCAGGTCAGCGACGCCTTCGTCTGGCTTCAGGGGCGTGGCGTGATAAAGAAGCTGGAACCCGCGTCGCTGGGCAAGAACGCCGGCTTCCTGCTCCTCTTGGGCGACGACGAGGAGAACCGTGCCGTGGAACGGTGGGCGCGCCAATGCCTCGGACTACCAATGATCCGGTGAGCCGCGCACGCCGAAACGCAAAAAACGCCCCTCCCCCAGCATTGCCGGGAGAGGGGCGGAATTCTTTCATTTTCCTAACATGTGAAAGGATAGGTGTAAGAATAAATCCTTACACATGTTAGGACTCTAAGCGTTGCACTTGTCTTTACCGCAACGCTTAGTTTTTGCGGAGCGGGTTGTAGGCGACGCCCAGACCGGATGCGAGGAAGCCGGCGACGGTCGAAATGTAGCCGCCGATCGCGGCGTCACCAAAGGTCATGAAGCCAAGGCCGACGCACGAGGCGACCAGACCGAGCACGTAGACCACGGTACGCACCTGCTTAGAGAAGACCGGAGTGTACGCGGTGTCGGGCTGGGTATTGTCCTGACCGTCCTCACGCTCGTCGGTCAGGTTGTTCACGACGGTTTCGAGGGCGGAATCCTCTGCTGCATATTCTGCCATTGTTTCCTCCTTAGAATCGTCCTTGGTTGAGCGCCGACTGCAAGGCGCGTGCGGTCGCGGGGCCGAAGCTCGCGTCCCGCGCCAGACCGTAATGCGCCTGGATGGCGCGAATGGTGGCCGGGCCGAGCAGTCCGTCAACACCACAGCCCAGGCGACGCTGCACGGCGCGGATCAGATCACTGCCGCCCGCGCCGTAGCGGACCACGCTCGAATCGATGGCCGGACGCCAGTAGGTGCGTCCGTCCGGTACGACCTGCCCGCTGATGATGCCATCCACCGCAGTGCCCATCACCTGCTGCCAACGGCGCACGGTCGCGGGGCCGACATTGCCGTCAACGGCGAGAGCGCCGGTGGATGCGGTGCCGGTGTTGCCGCCGCCGTAGCGGAGGTAGCAGTTCCACGGGTAGTTGTAGTAGGCGCGGATATTGGTTTCGCGGCCCGTCTGGTCGCCCGCCTTCCCGTAAGCGGTGCCACGCTCCGAGATGCTTGCCTGCGCGAGCCTGCCGCCGCCCAGATACACGGCCACGTGGTGCACGTCGTTAAGCAGGATGTCGCCCGGCTGCGGATTGCCGTTCGCGGGCAGGCGAGTCCAGCCGCGACGGGTCAGATTGCCGCTCAGATTGCCGGTGTAGGTGGCCGTGCCGGTGTCGAAGCCCGCCTCACGCAAGGCGTGGATGACCAGGCTGGAGCAATCGCAATTGCCACCCGAAGCGTTGAAATTCCAACGGTCCGCCTGCGAATAGCCCAAATTGGCCACGGCGCACCAGTAGCGCATGCGGTTGATCAAAGCGCTGACGCTTGCCATGTCTAGTCCTCCAATCCTTCCACGGCCTTGGCCGCGTCCTCCTCGGACACGACCGGAATGCTCTCGGGCGGCAGACTGTCGCTCTGCGGTGTCATCTCTGGCGTCATGACGATATCGTCCATGACATCTCCTTCCCGCCCCAAGTCAAGGGGCAATAGAAAAGCCATCCCGGAATGGGATGGCTTTGAAAACCAGTGTGAAAATCAATGCCTGCACGCACCATGATGGAACACGATGATGAGCGCGAGGAGGATGAGATACGCGACCAACGCGACGGGGCCGCTCACTGCCGGTCCTCCAAGTATTTTTCGGCGGCGTTGACGATCCAGCATTGCGCGTCCAATTTTTCGAGCTTGGCGAGCTCGTACCGGACGGCCTCCGAATGGTCGTGCGACTGGTCGCCGTAGATCAGGCTGATGATCGTGTTCTTGATCGTGTCGCGACACAACTCGTCCATGCGTTCGTCGAATTTCGCGGTGCGTTCGCCGAGTTGCCGTGTTTTGGCGAAATGCTGCGAGAGCGGCGAATCGTATGGCAGGCGTTCGGGCCGCACGTGCGCGTACAGGCCGGTCGCCAGCGCGTCCAAAGCGCCCGGCCAGAGCTTGAGGCCGAGGGTGATGAGGGCGCACGCGCCGCCCACACCGCCGAAACCGGCTAGGAAATTCTGCAGCACATTACATCTCCTTACAGGAAAGCCGCCACGTAGGGCGGCTGTGTTTTGGTTAATGCGGGTGGTCGGTGGCGGCGAACACCAAAGGCAGGCCGATTTCGTCGAGCATGCCCGGCAGTTCGCCGTCCGCGTATCCGCAGACGCTCCGCGCAACCTACGCCACACGTTCGGCACGTTGGCTATCAAGGCCGGAACCGACATCAGCGTGGTCGCGCGACAGCTCGGACACTCCGACATCCAAACCACCGCACGGTATTACCTCAAGCCCGATCTGAGCGTCCTCAAGGACATGCAGAAGGCATGGCAGAAACTCATATTGACCTGCTGAATAGCTTTCCGTAACCCTGTACAATGCGAAGGGCTTCACGGTCATCCGCGCCGGCAGCAATCAGGGTTGTGTAGGCTCGCTCTGCTATCCGGTCGTCTAATCAACGATCAAGCGGCACCGTGATGCAGCCCTCGACCCAACCGCCTTTGCCGAGCGTCATCTTCGCGGCCGAGCGAAGGCTGATCTCGTTGCCAGCGGCCTGCACCGCGACGCCATAAAGCCCCATGCTCGAATTGGACACCGTGGCGCAATGCACCTCGAACGCGGCCTCCAATCCAGTCGGAAGCCTGAAAAGCTTGGACGTATCCCATATCCTCGGGGCAGCCCAGTCCGTGTTGACTCGAATGGCATGAAACGCGACGATCAACATCCCGCCGACAAACGCGGTGCGATAATCCACGTCCCAGTTATCGTTTGGTTTCGTGAGGGTTACGGAATCCCACAAGCCACTCCTCGGCGTGAACAGGCGTACCGGCGTGCCGACCGTGATGCCGTCGAGCGGGATGCGCCACAACGGCTGGTACGCGTCAACCGCGCCGGACAGTATATTCCCTGACGGAATGGCCGGGTCAGCGGCGGCAGTCGCGTTCGGCGTGCCCTTCAACACGGTCAATTCCACACTCTCGATACCCACATCCCCGGTATCGCCGGAAGAGTTGCGATGGTAATGCGCGCAGATGATGTCATTGCGTTTCATGCCCTGCGACCCGTTGGAGATCGTCACGGATTCCGCCGCCGTGATATGCCAGTCCAAGCCCTGTATCGACGCGCAGCCGGTGCCGATCGTCGCCCTGTTGGACGAACTCATAGAGCACTTGAACGCGTCACCCCAATCGAACACCACGTCGGACTTCGAGAACTTGGCCTGATGGATGATCGCCTTGTCCTCGCTTGAAATATGAGCCGTGCCGGCCTTGCCGTCAACCAGTTCGATGGTCACCGTTCACCCTCCTTCAACCATGCTTCAAACGAAGCGTCATCCTTCTGCATGAACGTCATGAACGACGTGTTGCATTGGGAGCACAATTCGTAGATGTCGGGCGTCACATCGTCCGCGATGCGGGTCGCCTTGCCGGCCGAATAGCGGCGCACGGTGAACCATTCACGCGCCTCCGTGTCGCCGGCGGCGACATAGGCGGTCTTGCCGCACTTGTCGCACACGTACTTCACGTAACCGTCAGATTTCACTAGCCTATCCTTTCAAACGTGTAGAAATCCAAAGAAGGCAACTGCCTCCACGTGCCGCCGAAATCAACGGAAGGGTCGATGCCGGTCGTGTTCATCACCACATAGCCGACCGGAAACACGGCCCTCCCGGAAACGCCGCCGACATGCGCGCTGATGACACCATCCACGCTCACGATCGTGGAACCGTCCACCCTCACGCCACCCAACACGTCCGTGGACGCCTCCGGCAGCGTGTAGGCGTTCGCGCCCCGTTCGACCGAAGCGAGCTTCGACCGCTCGCCATCGGTCATCATGCCCGACTTCGCACTGTCGGCCACGCTCCTGGCCGCATCGGCGACGTTCCTCGCATCCTCGGCGGTCTGATTCGCCTTGCCGATCTGCGCCGCGAAACCGGAAGCCGTCCTGTCCGCCGACTCGGCGACCTGCCTGACAGCATCCAAATCCTCGGAAGCGACCTCCGCGTTGATCGTGCCGCCCGAAATCGACAGGCCACGGCCAGCCGTCAAAACCACGCCGCCACCAGTCGAACCCGAAGAGGAAGACGAACTCGTGTAATTCGAATATTCCGTCTTCGAGGAAGCCGCGTCACCAACCTCATACGATACGGACAACAAGCCGCCGGACAGTTTCACGATCTTCTTCAACACGACGGCGGTAACCGTCAGGCCGGTCACATGATCGCAGCCGGCGACCCTATCGCCCACATCAAGCGACAAGCCGTCATGCACGGTCACATCGACGGCACCGGCACCCTGCAAATCCTGCAACTGCTTCTTCGTCTGCTTGTCCAACTCGTCCTTCTCGGCGGACGAATAATCATAGACCGCGGCGATCTCATCACGCCCATCGAACGTGCGGGTATTGGACACCTTGCCGGAACCATCCGCATAATAGTGGACGACCAGACGATTCCTCAAATCACCCTTGCCCAAGCCGATCATGTGGTTGGTGCGCCGGTAATCCTTCGTGATGGAAAAATCAACCAGATCGGAATCGACCGTATCGTCATGGGCGACAACCGGCATGGCATACATCCATATCGTGCCGTCAACCTCCTGGAACATGAGTTTCAGATCATTCGCGGCCAGCATCCTGCGGATGCCATCATACGCCGTGCAATACCGGTCGAACCGGAACGTGGGAATCGTCTTCGTGGAATCCGCGCGGACCTTGAACACGTCAGCCAAGCCGATACGGGCCAACAGGTTCGACAACACCTGATTCACGGGGCCGGACACCTTCAGATAATCCTGCCCCGAATCCGGCTGCAACACCTTACCGGCCAACATGCCATGCCAACTACGACCGGAATACGTGACCACACTCACGCCGTCCGACAGTTCATCCTTCATATGATCGACGATGCCGCCGACCTCGGTCCCATCCACATAGACAAGACCACGGTCGGGCAGCACGGTACCGTCATACAACGTCAGTTCGAAATCATTCTCACCAGACCCCCACGCGCAATCCAACACGCAATCCGAAACCGCATGGAACGGCACGCCATTCTCGTCGGCGCAAATCAAATCAACCAAGTCGGGTCCCCATTCTCCTCGACAACCGTCAGATCAAAACCGAAACCGGAACCCAACTCGACCACGCTCGAACCAGCCGGAACAGGTTGGAAAACATACTGTCCACGATTCAAACCGGAACCTCGCACACCCCACGAAAACACGTTCCGCAGAGAACCACCCGCATCATGCAGCATGATCGACTTCCTCAACGAGTCAACCACCACGTAAGCGCCAGCGGGAACATCACCATTCAACCGGTACACGTTCCCGCCAATCGTCAGCGACGGATTCGAAACAGCCCCATATATGACCAGACGAAACGGCATCGGAACACGCATACGATTAGACACCATGCATGACGGACGCGAAACAGCCAGATCATAACCCATGTCAGTCGGCAAATCCAAGCCGGACGCGGCAGACCCGGGCACAGGCTGATACGACACGGTAACGGCATCATGACGCCACACACCATCCAACAAGACGAACGAAAGCGCACACACCGGGTCGGACGAACCCGGATGCGAGGAAGCCTCGGACTTCACCGCATAACACGATTGCGCCCAAACCTCCCCCGCACCATTCACCGCCTCCAACCGTCCCGGCTTGCCAGCGGCCAGATCAGCGTCAACGGCCCGCATGAACGAGTCGAACGCCACCGCATCACCATAATGCACGTCAACGGAAATCTCCCGGCGTTTCCTCGAAACGCCGGTCAACCCGCCGTCACGCACCGTGTAATCCCATTCACGGCCACGCAACTCCAACGCGCCCTCGAAATCCACGGTCGCATAATCCGACACGTCGAACCGTTCACCGGTCGAACCACTCACATACGCGAGCTCACCTGCCACGACTTGCCTCCAATACATCACGGACGAAATCACGCTTGCTCGGCCAAGGACTGCCATTGCGCCTGATCTCACCGCCGATGCCATCACGGAAGCCCGCGACCTCACGACGCAGATCATTCACGGCGGACACCAGTTCGCGATCATCCCGTGAAGGAACGTTGACCGTGACAGACGTGGCCGAATCCAACATTCTCTGGACCCTGCCACCGGAAGCGTAGGCGTTGCGGCTCATGTCACGCGCACTACGCGCGTATGACGTGCGGGCCTGAGACACCGCCCTGTCCAGATCACCGGTAGCGTTCAACACGTTCAGGAAATTCGGGCCGACGGTACGGTCAAGCCTGCTCGCCGCAGCGGCACGGATGACATGCTCGCCGTTCGACAACCACGCCGGAATGGAATCGGACGTGCCAGTACCCGGACCATGAATACGACCACCGGTAGCCACCTGCGGGAGACCATCATCGTGCCTACGGGTGACGATATCCACGTAACGAGTGGCAATAACCTGGTGATTCTTACTGCTGATGTCACTGAACACTTTCCGGACATTGGAATCATCGCCCAACACGCGACCCCACGGGCGGGAAATCGTTATATTGTCATACGCTCTCGTATCCCTGAACGCATTGCGCGCGCCGCTGTTGTCACCCAGCACACGACCCCACGGGCGTGCTATGGTCACGCCGTTGAACGCCTGAATGCCGGCGAACACGGCACGTGCCACACTGTTGTCACCCAACACGCGACCCCAAGGGCGAGCCAACGTCACGCCGTCATACGCTCTCGTATTGGCGAAAGCGTTCCGGGCGCTCGAATCATCGCCAATCACAAACGTGCGCGCGATCGCAAGCGTGGAACCATCAAGCCCCTGATATCTAGCCAACTTGACATTGGCGTCATCATCATCCGCGTCAATATGGAAACTGACGCCCTTCGAGGTATGGGCCTTCTGCTTATCGACATCCTTCATCTTGCCGCTCGCCTTATCCAAAGCGTCGATGAGAATCTGGATCTGAGCGTCAGTCAACCCACTGTCACGAAGCTTCTGCTTGACGGCATCCAACTTCGGGCCAGCCTTATCCTTGGCGAGAATATCGATCTGGGCCTTCGTCAGACCGAACCCCTTGGCCAAAGCCTCAGCGTCCTTGATCTTGCCCGAAGCGTCATCCTTGGCTTCCAGAAGAAGAACCAGATCCTTCTTGCTCGCACCACCCATGAGCGCCTTCACGGCACCGACCAACTGGCCGAAACTCGCTATATCACCATCCTGAACGAGATCAAGGACGATTTTCTTCTGTCCTTCGGTCAACTCAAGCTGGTCGATGTAATCCTGAACCTGACGCTTCACCGCATCCATATTCGACAGGTCGAACTCCGTGGACACGTTGTCGGGAATAAGACCCATCTTGTCGGCGAGCGCGGCGGCGGCCTTGGCTGACATGCCGCACTGTTCGGCCATCTGGATGATCTCCTGGCGGGCGGAGTAGACGGCGTTCTTGGCCTTCTGGGTCGCTTCGGCGCTGCCGTTGCCCCAGTAGATGATGCTCTTCGCGGACATCAGAGCGCTGTCCGCGAAATCGGTCATCATCTTGCGGTTGGCTTGGGCGCTCTTGCTGTTGCCTTCCAGCTCGTAGTTGTTGGCTGCGATGGATTCGGACAGCAGGCTGAGCTTGTCGGCGGCCAACGTCGAAACGGCAGCGACGTCATTGGTGCCGTCAATCCAATCGGACGCCACCTTCTCGCCTTTTTTCCATTCGGTATTGGAGTTCTCAAGCACGCCAAGCAGACGTTGGGCAGCCGCGACCCTCTGCCCGTTGATGGCCTTTTCCGACTCGGTCATGTTCATGTTCACTCGACTGTCGTTCACAATGGCTTCGAGCTTCTTGTGCATCTTGCCATAAGCGTCGTTCGTTCCGGTCGCGGCGTTGTTCAGATCTTTGACGCTGATGCCAAGAATACCGGCCGCGTCGGAGGCTTTCTTGAACGGGCTGCCCAACTTCGAGATGCTGCTACCAAGCTTCTCGATGTCATTGCCGCCCGGGAGCTTCCAGCCGTAATCCTTGTCGTCCCAATTCTTCGCGACGGCCTTCTTGGCTTTGGAAACAGCCGCGGAAACGTCAGCCGCGCCGCTTTGAACGTTCTTGAACGAGTCGGCGACGGACTGGTTCACCGTCTGCGTGTGAGCGGCGGCCTCATCGTACGAGCTGATCGCACTGCCGGCCAGACTCAACCCCGTGGTGAGGGCGGTAAGGCCGATGCCGACAGGCCCGCCGAGGAAATCGACCACGCCGCCAAAAGCGGTCTTCAGCCCCCTGAAAGCGGTCTTCAGCAGACCGGTCTTGCGGGCGGCTCCCTCAGCCGCCTCTCCGACACCACGGAACAATCCAGCAGAGCCAACGCCATCGGCAATGCCTTTGGCGGCGGAACCTCCGGTGATGGCGGAACCGCCGGCCTGCGCACGATTCAGGCGATTCAGCTTCACGGTGGTCTCATCGGCCTCGACGCCCATCTGACGGATACCCGAAACCTCACCGGTCAGCACGCCGGCAGTCTGACCGGACTCCAGCCGAGCCATCGCCCGAACCAGCTCGCGCATGCTGATCGCAGTCTCATGCGAGGTGATGCCCAACTGGCTCAACGTCCTCCGATACTTCAACGTGGACTCGATGTTCTGCAACATGCCGCGCTTCAGCGAATTGTAGGCGCTGATGCCGGCCCTGCCGAACGTCGCGTACATGCCGATCATCGCCTGAACGGGCGCGGGCAGCTTGCCGAACGCCCGAGACATGGCGGAAGCGCCATCGGCCAACACCTTGATCGTCGGAGCCGCCGACTTCAGCGTGTTCGCCAACGTTCCGCCGAACGTGTCGGACAACTGGCCGACCATCGACAGCAGACTGTCGAACATCGGGGCGGCGGAATCAACGGCATGGAACACCTTCCGGAACCCTTCGGACACGCCGTTGCTGAAGTCGGCGATGCCCTGCTTCGACCTGCCGGCAAGACTGCTGATGGAGCCGATGCCGGCGGACACCATGGAACCGGCGTCAACGAACACCTGCTTCGTCGTGTCCCGCAGCTCATAAGCCGCGTCGCCGATCTCGCGGAACGAATCATGGAACTTGCCCGAAGCGGTCTTCGCGCCATCGGCCCACGCGGTCAACGTGGACTGGAAACGAACGCCGTTCACGGCCTTGTCCGCGCGGCTCAAAGCGTCGGAGAACTTCTCGATGCCGTTCTCGCCCTCGGCCAACGTGCCGAACGTGCCCTTGAGGATACCGCCAGCCGACTTGACGCTGGACATGAGATAGCCACCCTGCTCGATGGCCTTCTCCATGGCCCGAGTGACCTTGCCGGTACGCTCCGCCTCATCGACCCACTGCGCCATCAGCGTGGCGTTGCGGCTCACATAGTTGGCCATGCGCGGCAGATACGAGCTGGTGCTGTCGCCAAGCCTCACAACGGAAGCGGTGACAGCCTGGACGCCCGGGTCAAGCGCGTTCACGCCCTTGACAGTATTGCCGAGAATCGAACCGATACGGCCCACATACGGTTCCTGCGCGACGATACGCGCCGCATTGGCGACGATGCGCCCTTCCGCGTCGGCCACGCCGTTCATGTTCTCGACGGACTTGCTGTCCCCGAGCGCGTTCATCATGTCGATGACCGGCTGCTTCGCCTCGGACCAGAACGAGTCGGACAGCTTCTTCTGCAAGCCACCCAACTTCGTCGTGGACACGTCGATGTAATCCGCGTAGTTCTTCGCGGCGGAATATCCGGCGCCGAAAGCGGCGGTCACACCCAACAGCGCGCCCGGAGCGGCCAGAGCCGCCTTGCCCATCATCACCAGAGAAGCCCCGGCACTGCCAGCGGTACGGGACAAGTTCAACGCTCCGGCACCGACGGACGCGAACACCGCGCCCAGCAGACTCCACTTCGGCACGACCTCATCGAATTTGTCGAACATGTTCACGAGCTTCTGCCACTCGTTCTGCACGCCACGGATACCCGTGGCTCCAGTGGTCATGCCGCTCATGATCTTGCCGAGATCGGTGCCCTTGAACTCCGCGAAGACATCAACCGTGCGCGGTCTCGTGAAGTAAGCGAGATGGGCGCGTGCGGCGGCGGTCTCCAAATCCACGTCCATATCGAACGTGTCATTGGCCTTCCGGAAATCCTTGATACGCTTCTCGGCACGCTTCATGTCCAAATCGAGATCGGCCTCAAGCTCGACCTTGCGATCCGGGTTGCGTCTCACCTCTTCGGCGACCTGCCGGGCACGCTCAATCAGATTCCGATTATCGACGACGATATCCGCTGGAATCCGGATGCGCCCCTTCTGAAGCCTACGCAGACGCTCTTCAAGCGAGTCAGCCGTATCGGTCCAGAAATCAACACGAATCCTGAGCTCGTTCTCACGTTCGAGCTTCTTCGTCAACTCGCCTACCTGACGTGTGATGTTCGCGTACTTGCGGTTGAACCGGCTATCATCCAGCACGAGTCTCGTCTTGATCGGATTGGACTCGATCTGCTTGCGGAGCCTGTTGACGGCGGCGAGCTGGTCGTTCAACTGCCTGTTGACTTCCGAATACCTGCCGTACTTGTTCACGCCGTGCAAGGCCCTCTGCAAGCCGGTCAGCCGTTGCTCCTGCTCGTCAAGCAGCCGGTTCGACTCCTTCACGCCTCTGCCGTACGTGTTCATCACGTTGGAGGCGGTCTTCAGGTTCCGCGCATACCGTGCCGTGCCCTCCAACAGGTTTCCCTGCCATTCGGCACCATCACGCCACGAATCGTTAAGACGCTGCTGCTCCCTGCGCGCGGCACGTTCCGCATTGAGCTGACGGTTCAGATCCTTGCCGAAAAAGCTGACACCGGAAAGAACGTTCGTCTTGCCCATGTCGGAGGATCTGGCGAAACCGCTACGGGCCACGCTGGCGAACGTGTCACGCACGGACTTCGCATGCGAATCCAATTCGACAAGCTGCTTGTCCAAATCGTGAATCCACTTCGCCACACTATCGGACTTCAACCTGTCCTGCTGTCTGGCAAGCCTGTTCGTCTCGTTCGTGACCTCGCGCATGTTGCGTGCGGCCGCACGGTATTCGGCGCGAAGCTCACGAAGCCTGACGGTCTGCGCCTTCGCCTCATCGCGGCGTCCACCGCCACGAAGCGAATCACGGTACGCGGCAACCCTGGAAATCTCGGAACCCAGCTCGTCGTAACGCTTCCGCAAAGCATCCAACGTGCCCATGTTGCCGAGAATCTGCCTGTTCAGCTGGTTCCACTCGTCGCCACGCATCGAAGCAAGCTCGTCACGGTCGGCGCGAACCCTGCGCATCCTCTCTTCGGCCCGGTCAAGAAGAAGCATCTGCTCCTTCAGACGGCTCGTCTCCGTCTTCCCGAACACGCCAAGATTCCTGGTGAACACGTCGCCGACGTTCTTCTGGACCTTACGCAACTGTTCGACACGGCCGATCGCCGTGTCCAGGCCCTTGACGACGCCACTGCCGTCGAAAACCGGTCTGACGGGCTTCTCGTACCGTTTGCGCAACCGTTCATCCTGCTTCGACAGTTCACGCAAACCGGACATGTCAACGTCATACGAGACATTGACGCGGGCGTCACGCCCATCCCACTTCTCATACGTGCGCGAAGCGGCCATGTCATCCGGGTCGAACTCAACCGGAACCTTCAGATCACGAAGATCATGCAGCTTCGCCCTAAGTTCCGCAAAAAACCGGTCGGTAAGAGGAACGACATCAATGCCGACCTCGCCAGCAGAAAAAGCAGGACGCCCCATACGCACACACTCCTAAAAGAAACACCCACGAATCCAAGGGGAAGAAAAGAGGGAAAAGACCCCTCGGAAACATGGGCAAAAACAGAAACCGGCAAAATCAGCCGCCGAAACAACTACGAACCCGAGCCATATAGTCAGCCAGACTCGTCACATGCGAACCATCCACACGATTGACATCACGAGACGCGGCGTCAACGCCGGGCGGGAGAATCGGCTCAAAGCCAACCTTCTTCCCACTCCAATGGGAAACAGCCAGCGAACGCAACGAATCCAACGTGTTCTGCAATTGCAGCAACAGCATCTCGGACTGGCCGAAACCAAGCCACCCCAACTGCAACCGTTCGGAACTGCCGGAACCGCCACCGGCACCATCATGCTCCAACAGCCACGCACGCCACTGCGAATCGGGAATGGCCTCCAAACCATCCAACAAGTCGCAAAGGAAATTCGGATCATACGCATGCATGTCAGCCGGAAGATTCAACCGGTAGAAACGACGGAAATCGGAGACGACCCCTACTCGGCAGTCCGAGACTGCTTTTTCGAGGCGCTTGATTTTCCCAACCGCTCCACATAGAAGCGTGTGAGAGACGCGAACATGCTCAACAGGTCGAACAGGCCACGACCCTTCGTCCACTCCGCGTAAGCGTCAGCATCAACGGCAAGCCCCTTATAGAACGAGTCCGCGATCTCCACATATTCGGCCACGGCAACCGCAGCCGCATCATCCGACACGGTTTTCTTCGCCTTGCCGCCGAACACGCCACCGTCGCGCATGACAAGCAGACGCTCGTTCAAACGACGTTCGACCACGGCGAACAACGCGGTCTGGGACGGCGAGAAAGACTCCGCCTGCACCATTCCCGGCAATCCGGCCATCACATCATCGTAACCGGCCAGGCCATCCCAATCAGTCGGAAAGACCTTCTCTGCAACATCGTTTTCACCCATACCAGACTCCAATCTGTGAAAAAAAAGACAACACCCGTCTGCGATACAGAAGAAAATCCCCTGATGGGCGACAGACAGGAGAAGAACACCCGTCAGGGGAAGAACCGGAAACCCTCAGACTCACGCAGCCTGGGTGAAATCGTCAGGATCGTAGAAAGCGATGCTGGAAGCCTTGCCGCTCTTGGTCTTCGGCAGGACAGTGGAAGTCATGATGTTGCCCTCCAGCTTGAACGTGTTGAAATCATCCTGAGCCAGATTCGGCAGCTCGCTATAGGCGAGGCTCATGTTCGGAATCCAAATGCCGAACTTCTCACCGGTGTTCGTGTCCTCGATGTAGGTGAACAGCGCCTTCGGCTGCTCGACCTTATCCAAGGCGACTGCGGTGCCGCCACTGGTGATCTCAGCCGCGTCGAACATCAGTTTGAACATTTCCTTGTCGCCCTGAACGCTGGAAATCGTGACCTTGCCGGTGACGGAATCGTAAGTGGTACGGAATTTGCTCTTGTTCCAGGTATCCTTGGTTGTCGCGTCGCCGCCGCTCGTCTCGAAAGACGGCAGGTCGGACGCGCTCAAATGACCCATGTTCGTATACTTCTTGTCGGTCTCGCCAACGGTCGCCGCCTCCAAACTGAACAGTTTCAGACTCGGCAAAGCAGTATTGGCCTCGGCAAGGAACGCGGCACCGCGAACACTGGTAAACACGGATTTATCATTGATAGCCATATGAATGGCCCTCCTTAACAAGAAAGCCCCATCCGCAAGCGGACAGGGCTTTAGAATCAGAATCTTTGAATTATTTGGAAATCAGCGGACGGAACCCGCCTGCACCAGCTTCGTGCAGGAACGCACGACAGCGGTCTTCGTGGTCACCACATCGCCAATGGCGACCTGCTCGAACGCCGGATTGTCGGGAATCGCGCCCACACGGCCAAAACCGGTAGGCTCGCCATAAGGCCAACGGGAAATCGTCTCGTGCAGGAACGAACACAGTCCGAAACTGACGTCAGGATCACGGTTCACGACAGTCAACGACAACGCGAACCGCCAAACCCACGCCTTCACATTCCAATCCGGTTGGAACGGGGCCCCGCAATGCCAGATCACCACGTCATGGTCCAACGCATACGAATCCGTATCCGCGATGACACGCGGCAACACCACGACGTTACCGAAACCTGCCTTACGGAAATCGACGCGCTTGAACAGCGCATCGACCAGCCCCTCGGCATCCAACGGGGCGCGCACGCTCAGATCAGCCATACTTGGCCTCGCTCATCACATACATGCCCGGCAGATGACGTTGCGCCCGCACATTGAAATACCCGTATTCCAGATAGGACGCGATCTGCGAGCCGTCACGCCCGGCCACGCTCATGACCACGCTCGTATGCGAGCCGTGAGCATGAACACTGATGTCGATACGGTCGGCGACACTCGAATGCTTCGCCCGCATGTCGGCCAACGCCTTCGCGCGAGCCTGAACACTGATGTCGATACGGTCGGCGACACTCGAATGCTTCGCCCGCATGTCGGCCAACGCCTTCGCGCGAGCCTGAACCTTCAAAGCGTGGGGGCGAGTGACCTTACCGCCGAACGTTTCCGCGACCCTCGCATTCAGATCAGGGCGAAGCCTCACATACCCCATGTTTCAGCCCCCTTCGGCGGAACGGGCGGAACGATACGGTTATGGGCCAACTCGGCCGCGTACACGCGGCGAGCCGGAAACTCGTAGTGCCTAGCCGTATCGGACGAATGAGGAAGAAAGACCGGCGAACCGTCAACCTCATAGCATGAGCCGTCGAGCCAGAACCGTGAATAGAAATCCCCATGCCATTCCGGCGCGAGAACCTTCACCTGGTTCATCTCGCGATTGCCGCCGAACTTCTGCGGAGTCGTATCCTGCGCCCAATTCTCACTCATGACACTGTTCTTCTGGGTGCGTCCGGCCACGCAACAGTAAACCTTGTGGACATCAGCCGTGTACAGGACGCCGCCACTGGTGATGGACGGCACGAAACCACCCGCACGAACCACATCGGAAACCGTGGCCGGGTCAAGAACCCTACCATCCGCATCCAAATACTTCGGAACGGTCGTGCTCCCATGACACGTCACCCACGGGACCATGCCCTCATAGACGATCACGTCACAATGAAGCAGATCGTCAGGAACCTGCTTACTGACTTCATCGTGCCCGTCGAACAGATGCCCGCCGCCTATCTCGTCGGCATCGACATCATCGAAGAGATGCCCTGTGTCAAGCGTTTCGCCCTCCATCAAAGCCCCCAGATTCTGTTGACGCCGACGAACACCGTTCCCACAGGCCCATTCCCCTCCTCGTACCCGAGAAGCATCTGCTTTTCGCGTTTGCTCACGTACAGGTTCGGGGAAGCGTCATAGGACGGCGGATTGTCCTGCGGGTCACGGTTCTGATACGTGTAGGAGCCGTTCGTCTCCGACTTCAGACCGGTCCACCGCATGACGCGAATGACCATCTGGCAGACGACATAGGCGAACGTCTCCTCATCCAGATAGCCGTTGTTCAGGCGCGGCTCCACGTTCGGACTGCATGTCAGAGCCATGTTCGCGGCGACACGGCACTTGTGGGTGATCCACTCGTTCGAGTACCGGTCGGCGAGACGCTTGTCATCGACCAGCTCCAACTGCATGTACTTCTTCCAGTCGATACCGGACGCGATGCTGCTGGACACGGGAACCTCCTACAGGCTACAGAACCTTCGCCTTGAAGGTCGATACGGCGTCCTGCAGCACCGGCAACGCGGTGCCGTTCACCCACAGGTCGTAGTTGGCCGGAGCGTAATGGTGCATCATGTACGCGACGAGACCGTCGTTGACGTTCTTGCCCAACTCGAACTCCGCATCCTGGCCTTCCGCAGTCGGGCCGCTGGCGGTGAAACCGAGGGCGGTGTCGTAGTAGGCCGGGAACAGGATGAACGTGGAATCCGGAATGAGCGTGGTGGTGTCCACGTGCATCTCGAAGTTGTTGTCCAACGACAGGGACTCGTACAGTTCGTCGATGTAGCGGATGTCGGTCAGCTGGAAATTCTCCCGAAGGATGTTCTCGACATCGGTGCGGAACAGGCGGGGCGGGGAATGCTCCAGATCCAGCTTCGAGAACGCGGTGCGCATCTGCTCGTTGGCTGTCAGCGCATCGATGACCGCCGAGGTGGTCAGTACCGCGTGCGGCGCGCGTCCGCGTGCGGCGCGCATGAGCTTGACCCACTTCTTCAGGTCGGCGAACACGTCCGCCTTCGGGTCGCTCCACTTGACGGTCGGAACGACATTCTGCTGGCTGGTCGGACGGCCGAACGAATAGGCGACGAGTTCGCTTGCGCGATCATCGCCCTCCTTGATCTTGATGGTCGCGTCCATCATCGCCTGAATGCGTTCCAGCTCCAAGGTGACTGCGGCTTCGCGGCCCATCTGCTCAAACAGCGTCTCGGCCTTGTCGTGCACGTAGTCGGTGGCGCTCTTCTGCTTGGAAGCCTTCGCCACCTCTCGTTCCGTGATGTGGCCCATGCCGGACAACGGGAGCAGTCCGGTGTGCTTCTCGGCGGAAACCTCGGTGCTTTTGACGTGCGGAACCTCGGCATCCAAGGCACGACGCTGCATGGCGCGTGTCTTGACGACCGGAAGGTTCGGAGTCCAGGTGACAGTCCAGTCGCCCTCGTTGGACTTCATCGGGAACATCTGCGCGAACGGCAGCAGGCCGTTCACGAAATCGAAACCCGCCTGAGCGATCTCGGTGGCCTCGCTCGGCGGAATGATGGTCTTATCCAGTGCCATCGAATCTCCTTACATATAAGAGAACCCGCCACGATGGGCGGGTTTTTAGAATGTTTCTTAGGTAACGCGCGTCAGGCGAAGATGCCGGCGTTCTTAAGGGCAGTCTTCAAAGCGGCAACGGTGTCGTCGACCGGAGTGGCGACCTTCTTCACGCCGCCGAGAGTATTGGTGGCTGCGGGCGGAAGGACATAGGACGCTGCCGACCCGGACGCGCCACCGGCAAGACGTGTGACGGAATCGTTCTCAATGTCATAGAAGTCGCAATTCCACACGGCACCTTCCTCGGGCACGACCGGAAGATTGGACTTCACGATGTCGCCTCGATACGTCATGCCGACGGTGGGATCGTCGATATCCCAGCCAGCCAGCGTGATGTTCACGGCCACTTCGGACTCCAGCAATCCGGCGATAGCGGCCTGACGCCCATCGGTGGCCGTCTTGTCATAAGGCCCGTACATGCCCTGGTTGGTTCCGCTGGTGATCTTCGCCAGCGGGATGCCGCTTCGGATGTACACGGTGGTGGCCTTCGGGCCCACGCCTGTCAGGTACTTGTTGTCAGTGGTCTTGAACAGTTCCGGGACGATGACGACGGAAACGGAATCGTTGCTGTTCTTCTCTCCGTAACGCCAGGAATCGTCAACCTCGTGGGTTACGACACCGGACGTGTGAACCATTTCGATAGTCAAGGTTCAACTCCTTAAATCTTGTTGGTTAGTTCTTCTTGCGCCGGGCGTCCTGCTGGCGTTTCATGTGACGCCGGTAGGCGTCGCCCTTGGCGGCCTTCGGATCGGCTTGGCCCTGCGGGTGCTCGGCCAGCGAGGATACCTTGCGTGCCAAGGCGTCCTCGCGAACATCACGCTTCACCGGCTCGGTGTCGAGCGGGTTCAGCTTCGCGTACTTATCCGCCCACTCCTGAATCTTCTCCGGTTCCGTTTCGGAACACAGGGAGAGGGCGTCGTCGTTGATCTGCGGATACTGCATCCGCACCTTGAGGCGCGCGTTCTCGGTACGAAGCGAATCGCGTTCCGTCTCCGCGTGTTCCGCGCGTTTGAGGTTCGCTTTCGCATTGTCCTCGTTCTTACGGCTCATGGCCTTCCATTTGGCCGCATCGTCCGGTTCGAAAGGCTTGCCCTCGCCGGAACCCTCCGGCTTGACGGGTTCCGCACCCGGTTCGACGCTCCGGGCGTTCGGCTCCTGAGCGGGCTCCGCACCCGTTTCGGGTTCACTGTTCTGCTGCTGCCCCATTTCGGGCGCAGTCTTCTTTTTCTCAGGGTCAGCCACCCTTGATCTCCTTAAATCTAGGCGGCAAGCCCAAGCCAGCCGCGTGAATAGGAAAGCATGGACCTCACGTAGTCCCATGCCTGTTTCACATGGACGCCCTTCCTGAACGTGTAGGAACGACCGTCATAGCGAAAGCTCAATGAATCGGCGGAACCGTTGAGAAGTTCCGCGTATCTGGCGTTGAACGCCGTCGCACGCTCGCACATGCGCCGCATCTGCCGTTGCGTCATGATCGTGTCCGGCATATGCCATTCCGGAGCCTCGTCATTCTGCTTCCAGTCGCTTCTGGTGAGAATGGGGCCAAGTTCCGAATCGTTGCGGACAGTCACCCTCAACTGCGTGAGGTTCCGCGCCGCCGTGCCACTGCCGCCACCGCCGGCCTTGGAGGCGGCGTCGTATATCTTCTGCAAGTCGTCCGAATTCAGCTTCAGCCCGGGATCGATGTTGTCCCTGATCGGCGCGACTGTGCACTTGCACCTGTTGTGCAGGGGCATCAAATCGTCCCTAGTGAACGTGTTGGTGGCGGCGACGACACACAGGCCGCATGTGCCGGTCTTGGACAGTTCCGGGTGTATGATCCTGCGGAACCTTTTTATGCCGGAAGCCTTGAAATACTCCTCGCTCGCACGGTTCTGGGCGGCAACGCCATCGGTGAGAGCATTGTCGGCCAACCGCCGTCCCGCAGCATCCAGCCATGATTGGACGGTCTCATACACGGCATCGTTCACATCATCCCAACCGTGCGGGCGAATGTCCGGCGTTCTCACCGCGAGGCTCCTGTAAGCATCGGCCGGACGCGCCGACACCTTCCAAGGGTCGGTGTTGTCCCTGACCACCACGTATTCGGGAACCTGCGCCGTCCTTCCCGTCACCCCGACCATGCCGAGCATGGTGTTCGCATACGAGATGCCAAGACGGCGCATCTGCTTCACGAACGCGATCTGCTGTTGCGTGATGTACGCCGAAACGCCCTGAGTTACCGCATCATTCCAGAAATCGGCTGGAGTGAGCGACCGCCACATGCGCCAAGCCCTGCTCACATACTCGTTGACAAGGGCGTTGCGCTGCGCGTCCAAAGCCTCAGAGACTGTCTGGAACGTCGCCATCATCCACCACCGTATCTCCGGTCAGACCATCGGAACCATCCAAGTAGGATGCGCCCATAGCATCATCGACCGTCTTGAAGGAATCAGCAAGGGAGGACTGCTGTTGCGCCAACGCCGGGCTGAAACTCGTATCCTGAGCGTCCTGCACCATCTCCGCGATCTCCGTCTCGGTCATGTGCAGATAGCGCCTCGCAGCGGTCTTCAACGGAATCCTGCCCGCGACATTGGCGAACGCCTGAGTCTGTTCGAGTTCCGAAGGAAGCTCCACCGGCTCCCAAGTCGTCTCGAACCTCTCCTCATAGGCGTCGCTCCCACCATCCGCGGTGAGCGCCATCTTCAGCAGGAGAACAAACGCGTCATTCGCGCGCATGTTCATATCCTGAACCTTCAGGCGCAACATTCGCGTGGTCAGCTTCGCCCCCTCGGCGCTGCCTGCAACGTCAGGGGAAAGAATCGACAGCGGCGTGCCGGTCGCGCCGGCAAGCTGCTTGATGTCCTGCGAGGCAGCCGTGAGAATCGGCGTGATATCGGTAGTGCCGGACTCACCCACCGTCGCGCCCTTCGGCATGAGCCACAACGCCGCCGGCCCCATCTGGAACAGCGTGGAGTAATCGACCTTCTGGCCGGCTCTCGCGTCACCATATTTGACCGCCGGATCGGACTCCTTGTAATACTCGGGAAGATCACCGCTGATCCAGCGCTGTTTGAACGCCTGCATCTCCTGGATGCAGAACCTCTGATAACGCTGCTGGTCGATTGCCCCGAGCGTCCTTAGCGACGACTCGAACCATCCCTTGCCGGTTGGCGTCTGGTAGCGGACTATCGGGAGGCAGCCGCATTTGACCGCGAAACCCCAATCGTCGTTGGCATCGCCGTCCCACTCGAACTGCGCCCTGAACCGCGGGAGTTTCACGGTATCGTCGTTGGCAAGCGAATACACGCTGTCCTCGTCATCCACGGAACCGGAATACAGGGTGCGACTGTCAGCCTCCTGCTTGGCGGTACGCGAGTAAACCCGCTGCACCACGCCGTCATCATCACGGACGAGACGGTACAACGTCAGATACTCGACCCCCATGTCCTCGTCGAACCCGTATACGACTGCGGAATCCTTGTCATCGGACATGCAAGTGGTCCACGGGCTGAGCCGCGAAATGTAGGACGGGTTCGCCTTCGGCCACACCTGCGCGTACGAGCACCCGTAGATCGCCGCATCCATGAACATGTTCAGCGATCGGACGTTCATGCCACTGCGGTTCCACATGTCATCCGCATCGGTGCTACGCATCGTCTTGTCGGACACGAGCCTGAAACCCGTCGGATGCTGCGAGGTTATCACCGCATTGGCGATGGTGGACGCGAGGTTCATGGGACACATGTCCACGAAACGCTTGTACACGCTCGTGGACGTGACATCCATGTTCTTCGGCACGCTTTTGGTCGGAATGGTCTCACGACCGTCATAGAACGTCTTCAACGTGCACAACTGCGGGTTCCGGTTCTGCAAGCGCGTGGCGAGACGGGTCAATATCAGACCGTCACCGCCCGGCTCCTCATCGCCCGGTACAAGGCTGTTGACCTTGGTTGCCATTCAAACACCTCAATTCGCTCTTTGCAGCCTCTTGTAGGCCGGACCCCGAAGCGTCGCACCGGAAGCGTCGGAGACACGCTCCACGGTGGTACGGGCCCTCTCCTCTTCCTTCAACTGGCTCAGATACTTGCCTCGCGCCGCATACGCGAGGATTCCGGCGATGCACGCATCTATCTTCTTCGGAGACTTCGGGGTCTCCTTGTAGATCGCGTAACCATAGGCGTTGTCCCTGCGCCGCGCGTTCCTGAAATGCCCGACAAGCCTCGGGTCGGCCAACAGTCTGATGCTCTCGGGATTCGGCTTGCCATCCACCACAGGCTCGGGATCATACTCGAATCCGGTATGCGCGTTCTGCGTGGCGTGATACATGTCAACACCCCAATTGTTCGTCCAGAACTTCATGATCGAAGACTGGCCTCTGGCATACACCTTCATGTCACGCCCGTATTCGGATTCCCACGCGCCGATCATCGACTCGAAGAAATGCGGGTCCGCGAACACGCCGATCACGTTGTACCCGTCAAGCATCCTGCGCATGGCCGCATCGAACGCATCACGGTTCACACGCCAGTCCGGAAGCGGATTATCAGGCTTCTGCTCCAACCTGACAATGAACAACAGGCCATCCGACACCCTGCATCCGACAATCGCCGTGGAATCGTTGCGAATCGAACCATCGAAACCCAACGTGATCTCGTCATCGGGCTTGACCACCCGTTTCCACACATCATCAAGGCCGATGTTCGCCTCGATGCAGTCATCCACAAGCGCCTTGTACGCGACATGCGACTGAATGGCCGGTTCGGTAAGCCACGAATCCTCACTGGACGCGCGGGAGTTCAGGTAATAGCGGATCGAATCGTTCACGTCCGAATCAGGCTGGTAAATCTGATTCATCAGACCACGGATATTGACCCACCCGTTCATGGACGGCCCCGGCTCCACGCCATCATCCTTCAACGAGAAACCCTCGGCCGTATACCCGTCATCATCCACCGGTTCGATACGACCATCCGGCAAAATCACATAATCCCTGCCATCAGCCGAATGGGCTGCGGAACCATACGACTCGTACAACGCATGCTCAAGCTTCTTCTCATTCGAGAACTCCTCAAGAGGAAGCGTCGAATACCGATAGTCGAAATACAAGCCCTTGTAATGCTTCGACCTGCCGGAAAGAATATCATGCGCGATCTGCTCGACGGACTCCGCCACGCTGTTCTCGCCCGGACGATAATACGTCGTCATCTCCAACAGCCACGGGTCGGCCTCAAGGGAACGCTTCGGCAGATTACGCTGAACCGTCTTGTACATGCTGATATGACGCGGCAGCTTGTACAAGTGAATCTCGTCGGCAAGAACGAACGTCTCCAATCCGCCGTCCTTGGACGAATCACCTGAAGTGGACGGCACTATCTCCCCGCCCTCCGGAAGTGAGATACCGGTCTTCGTCACGACCATGCCTTCGCCCTGCAACTGGGACAAAGGCCCTTCCTTGCAGTTGTAGTGGATCGAATCGAAGATGTTTCCCGTCTGGTCCTCGCTCGTGGCAAGGCACAGAATCTCAGGACGCTGGACCGGACGCCCCACGGGCTCACCGGGCAGATAGTAGTACCGCTGGCCAAGGAACTCGTAGTATTCGCCGGCCACCGCCCAATGATCGAACCTGCAAGGCCCCAAAGCCTCGAACAAGCCGAACTCGCAACCAAGACCGCTCTTATTGCAGCCTTTCGGACGCCACAGCGAACAACGGTCGAACCTACGCCGACCATTCCTGTCAAGCGCATACGCGTTCAACGCGAACTGTATATACTCCGGCGAATGAGTGACATGCTCACCAGTGGCGTCACCACGCCCGATAAGCACGAACGTCTCCGTCCACCAAAGGAACAACGCACCCAGACTCCGGCACCTGTCCTCATAGGACAGCCTTGGAACCATGACATGCATCAGCGGGCAGCTTCCAACTTCCTACGCCACGCGTCGATATCCTGAATAACGGCATGATTCGAACCATCGGTGGCCGCATGGTCATTGCTCTCAGGAACATCGAACTTCAAAGCACGCAACGAAGCCGGAGTCCAACCCAACTCGTCAAACAGCTGACGCACGACCGGCATCAACGTCGCGTAACGCTTCGACCAGATCATCTCGTTGATAGTGGCGAAACCCAACTGCACCGCCATCCACGCGGGTGCCGTGCGAAGCATGGACGCGTTCGGGCTTTTCCTGAACTCCTCATACCAGTGCTCCACCAGAGGCGACCATTCGCCACCCTTCGGAAACATGAAGCTCGCATCAGGCAGATCAGGCCCAAGCTTCCCATCAGGAACCTCAAGAATCTGATTGGACTGCTTCCTGGCCGCCATAGAAACCACCTCCGCACACCCATTCCGGGCATCAGCGCGAAAGCCGTTCCGGCATCACGCGCATTCGCGATGGACAAGAACACGGTTGCACAGGCTGTTCTCCCCACCCTGCTCCAAAGGCACCTTCCACGCGCCAACCGGGTAATCACCGCTCATAACATCAACCAAACGGTCAAGCGCCCGCCCGCACCTGGGACAGACATGAGAACACGAAGCCCACTCATCCTCACGGGTCCAGAAAGACCTGGCGACAGGAACCGGCGCATCGACACGAGCGTTCGCCCTCGGCTCCCACAACACCGACTTCAACGGATTCGGCTTGGAATCCAAACGAACCGGAGACCTGCGGCATTTCCGGTTCCACGCCTTCCGGCACCTGTCGGAACACGTCTTCTTGTCCCGGCGCTCAGTCTCGAAAAACCTCCCGCACTGGATGCACGCGCGGCTCATACGCTTCTTACGCGCACCCATACCGCCACGACGCCACCGGTCGTAATGCATCCTGCACATGCCACGCGCGTGAACGTCACGCGAACAACCGTTGATGCAGCATGCGCCATCGTCTAATGGAACGCCGGATGCCTGTACCACTTCGCCTCCGCCCTCCTGCGACGGTTCTCACGACGCTGCTCGGCGGCCTCAAGCTCGGTCTTGTAAGAATGATGCCTGTCGCACAACGCCCAAAGATTCTCCGGCGAATCATCATCACACACAGGATCACGCTTCTTGTGATCCACCTGATTCGCATAGGCCCCGCACAATCGCACACGCCCGTAATCATCCTCAACAGGCCACTGGCACCTATGCCCGTCACGATCCAATATCGAGGCGCGAACCATAGGCCAATCAGGATTGAACCGTCCCTTACGCTCACCACGCCAAACCATACGAACCCCACAAAGAAAAAACAGGGCTGGCCGGTGCTGAGCAGGAGAGCAAACCAAAAGGGAAACAACCCAGCAGGAAAAGTTCTCAGATCAGCCAACCCAAGTGCTTCAGGTGGGAGTCGAACCCACACGTCACAAGACAACGCATTTTGAGTGCGCCGCGTCTACCATTCCGCCACCAAAGCAAAAGAACAGACAACCCCCACGCCACACTCACCAAAAACATGGGGGCTGCCCGTCATCTAACCCAAACCGCCAAAAGGAAACCCAATGGCAAAAATGGCTTTTTACCGCCAGCCACGGCGAGCGGATGCTGAGGGAGTCGAACCCCCGGACCGTTCCCGGTCGCCACCTTAGCGAGGTGGTGCAATAAGCCACTCTGCCAAGCATCCAAAAGCAAGAGCCGCCGCAACGGCTCAGGAGACTGTTCCCGCAGACTAGGCGGGCCAGCTGAAACTAGAGCCGCCACAAGACGACCCCGAAGACCTTCCCCACAACCTGTGGGTAGGCTGAGCACAGCATGTTGGACTCGAACCAACATCGACGGTTTTGGAGACCGTAATGCTACCGGTTGCACCAATGCCATATGTGGATGGTCACACCCATGAAGCGCGACCATCCACCGAGTCGCCGTTAACGGAAGCGTCCGCCGCTTTCATCTCCAGACAAGCCAACACCAGCGGTAGGCGCTTGCCTTCGGGGGTAGTACTACTTCCCCAACGCGGAATGTGAAGGATTCGAACCTCCGGCACTTCACAGTGCGACTGCTTTCGGGACAGTTGCATTAAACCACTCTGCCAACATTCCAAACCCAACTTAGTTAATGTCCAAGTTGGCATGACAGCGGCATGGTGGACCGGCTTTTACCGCCAACGGCAAGGAACATGGTCGTTTAAGCGCCCCGTTTGGCCGTGCCTCCCCTTCGGTCATCAACCGCCCGATTAAGGCAGGGAGCCTCTTATCCCCCACATGTTCCAGCGGAGATATTCGAGCAATGCCATCGATCTCACAGGCAGCTACCCCCATGAAACCTAGAGCAAACCCCGGGAATCGAACCCGGCAACCAAAAGGCTGTGCCGACAGGATTGCAAAGCCAGCACGCCTAAGCCGCACCAGCCAAAATCATCTAATGACGATTATACTCAACAAAACAGGTGCAGCAACGGTTGCGCAACATGATTGTGAACCGCTTGCAGTCCATGCGCAGAGCGAGACGGCGGCTCGCAAGCGTCACGTTTTGTGCGCGAACTTTTCAAAAACCCGCGCGCTATTTCTGCTATTGTCCCACCGGCCCCAGCGGAAGGGCCGGGCGGGGGCTCCCCACGGGGGGGGTCGGGGCGGAGCTCGGGCGGGGCATGTCGCGCACGTCGCCGTGGTCTCTTGTGGTTGTGTTTTGGCGTGTCGTGTGGTATCGCGCGGGCACGTTCCTTTGTATGCGATCATGGCCGTGCCCGTCGCGTCTCTCACGTCGTGCCTATGACGTGGCCGTGTCGCCCTGGACGCCGCTCCTGCTGTGGCCGTGTCGTGCTGTGGCTGGGGTGTCCTGGACGTCGTGGCCGTGGCGTCCGTCGTCTTTATGTCGCCATCATGTGGTTGCGACACGCCGATGAATGCTAGTGTTTGCAATGGTTTTGGTATGGTCTGTGTTGACTCAATTTGCCTTACGTTTGTAAGGCGTGTATAGTGAGAGCCATCAAGCAAACGGCAACGAAAGGAACGGAGATGAACGAGAGGCCACCACCACGAAGGCCACCACCGCAAGGACGGTGACACGAAGCCCCCCTAACAGGCGCGGCATGGATGATTGAAAACTGAAGAGTGGACGCGACAGAGACGCGACGGACTGCGACTAGGCATGATGCACCCTCACACCATGCAAGGCCGAACCGTCGTCGAGTCGCTAACGTGGCGCGGTGTCCGGCATGGAATTGTCCCGCGCTGTCTGAGTGGTCTACAATGGCCTCTAATCCAAGTTAGGAGTAAGGCCATGGGATTGAAAGAATTGAGAACGAAACGCGGGTTGACGCAACGAGAGCTAGCCGAAAAGGTTGGCATGTCAGGCGGCAATATCGCGGCTATCGAGTGCGGTAGGCGCTCTGAGGCTAACTTAACCTTGGCCACTGCGATAAAGCTGTGTGATGCCTTGCGTGTCGCTAATCCGCGTAAGTTGCTTGATTCTGATTCTGAAACTTCGGCGGATTCTAAGTGATCCGCCAGGGCGGGCGTAGTCTTTATGGCTATGCCCGCTCACGAATGAGTTGAGCCGGATAGGTGCAACTATCCGGCTCGATTGCTCAGTAATTATTAACCAACTAACTAAGCCCTCTCATTTTAGCAAGGGGGCTGGAATGGAGTATCTGAAATGTTTGACAACGAACTTGCATACAATAAGCTGCGTGACGCGCTCGGCGCGGAAACGCTGCTGGATAACCTCGTTCGGGCGTTAACGACCGATGAGCAGCGTGAGAACTTCGATTATATCGCGCGTTGCTTTGACGTTGACCTTTCCGGCTGCGAAAGCGAGGCGTGAAAGGGGAACGTAAGTAGTCTCCCGATATTCCGGGCTTTCGGGCGTGAGCCTATCAATCACGCCCGGCAATCACCGTCGATCATCAAGGAAAGGAAAAACAAAAATGATCAGGCTCATCGACAACAACAAGGCAGTGGAGATCTCTATCCGCGAGTGGGATGAGGAGAACACGCAGTACGGCCCCGACTGGGCGGCGGACTTCTTCGAGGTCGGCGGGCTGGAGACCGTCAGCGAACCGGAGCTCGCCTACATCGTGGATGACGTCGATTACTGCATCGAGCAGGCCGACGACATGGTGGCCGGTGAGGGAGACTACAGCGACTGCGAGCCTCAGCCGATGCTGGAGGTGCTTGTGGTCGATCTCGACCGGAGCGCATACCCGATCGATCTCTAGTCGCGCCTACCGGTTTCGGTTGTCTGGTTTCGGGGCGTGGTAATTGTGCTGCGCCCTTTGTTTTCATCGTTTTTCTTTTTAAGGGGTTTATCATGCGCAGTCTTGTTTTCTCTAAGTTCTTCAAGTCCGTGGCGTCGCGGTTCCGCGCCGATCAAGCGTTGGTGTTCCGTGAGGGCATTGAGGTCATGGATCATGGTTCACGGACGTTGAGCGGTTCGGCGTGGTTCGATTGGCCTGATGGCGTATCGTTCGACGGGGCACCCGCCACGGTTAAGGCCGACGCACTGCGTAGTGTGCTTGAGTTGGCTGAGGCGCACGGCGGGTTGAGGTCCGTTGACTGTGAGCGGCTGCCGGTTGAAAGGGATGCTGACGGCAAGGAGGCCGGGCGTCCCGCCATGATGCATGTCAGGTTCGCGGATGATAGCGGATACGACTGTGAGGGCGCGGCATGTGATGTTCAGTATGATCCGCGTGGTGTTCGCTCCAATTGCTGTCAGGGTGATCCGCTGTTCGCCGTGACCATGGATTCGGGTGAGTTCGCGCGCGCTTTCAAGCTTGTTGAGCCGTGTGTTTCCAAGGAGGAGCAGCGGCCCGTGTTGACTGCGGTTGACATGGACGTGGCGGGGGGCATGTTGCGCTTGCAGTCCACTGATTGTTTCCGCATGGCCGTGGCGTGCGTTCGTGGTGCCGTCATCGAACGTGATGGCGGTGATGGGTTCGATTGTTTCGCGCGTGTCAAGCTCCTGAAGCTGTTCGCGGAAAAGACTATTGGCAACGTGCGTATGGAATGCCGCAAAAACGTGGTTTCCCCCGGCGAGGACACCATTGTTTTCGACTGTGAGGTGGGCGGCTGGCATGTCTTGGCGTCAAGCACCATGCGAGGCGAGTATCCGAATCTTGATTGCGTTCGGCATCGTAGCACGGCGGGTTACGATTGTGGTTTCGTCTGTGATGTGAAGCAGCTTAAGGACGTCGTGGCGAAACTTAAGACCAGCAAGTCGAATGGTTTGACTTTTTCGGTTGCCGCGAACGGTATCGCAGTGGCGAACGAGCTTGGTGTTAGTTATCAGGTTCCGGCCATTGGCTGCGGCAAGGCTGATCCGAACGCGGCTGACGGGCGTGTTCTGACTGTTATCCTCAATGCGCATATGTTGGGCGAGCTCTTGGCGCGTGTTGCCGCTCTTGGCGCGTCTGTTGAGTTCCTGGCATGCAATGCGGTCAAGCCGGTTTGGATCGGTCCCGTCGTGGATGCGGGGCGGCCGTTTGATGTGACCGGGCTTGACGGTGAGGGTTACTTGCTTGTGCCTATGCGTCCCAACGATATGAATGGCGGCTATCATGATGTGCCGGTGCAGCCGGTTGACGGGTTCAAGCCGCGTGCTTCCAAGATCGAGCCGGTTGCTGGTCTGGCTGATGGGCTTGAATGGACGTTTGCACCCGCTAAGTCTAAGCGTTCTAAGCCTGAGACTGAGCCGGAGCCGGAACCGGTCAAGCCGGTGGAACCGGAACCGGCTGAGCCCGAACCGGAACCGGTTACGGCTGAGATTCATGAGGTTCCGCCGAGGACTGAGCCGCATGAGGTGGTTGCCACGTCCAGTGCGGTCATGGTGCGCAAGGTGGTGATTCCTGGCGGCAAATCGGTCAGGGAACTGTCCGACGTGTTCGGCGCTTACGTGCATAAGCCGCGTGGCTTCCGTGATTCCAAGGGGCGTCGTGTGGCGTATGTCGTGTTCGACGGTACCGGCGGTGTGATCGCTTACCGCGACTGTTACACGGACGTTGACGTGCGGCTGGAAGAGCAGATTGCCGACTATCTCGCCGCCCATAATCTCAGGCTTGCCGCTTGAAAAAGAATTTGCCGCCACTGTTCTGAGCGGTGGCGGCACCTTAATTACCACTATCAAAAATAATCAGGCAAACCATAGTGTATGTGGTTTGCCGGAAAGAAGCAAATCATGTTCAGTAGGATTCGTAATGTTTTCCTTGTTGTCGTGCTTGTCGTCGCCGTTGGTGTCGTCGGCCATTTGGAGGCCGTGGATCAGGCCCGGGCGTTGGGTGGCGCTTCGGCGGCGACTGTTGAAGCGTGGGATTCGTGGCGTCGTGATAATCCCGGTTCCGTCGCTTCCGCGTTTTCGTGGCCGGATATTCCGGCTTGTTTTGCCGAGGATGGTTCCGTCGCGGTTGATGGCGGTTCCGACTATCAGCATGTGTGCAAGTGGGATGCGGCTGTGTCGGGTAATGGCGTCGGCATGTCGTATGTGCTTGTCGATGGCGTGAGTGTGGTGCGGTGGCACGCCTGAACGCCTGAGCAAAAGAGTGTGCTGGGGTGCGGGTGAAGGCCGCTCCCCCACTGCAATCAATTAGAAAACCAATAAACACCAAACACTGAAATCGAGGTTTTCTTATGCTGTTTTATGAGTTTTGCAAGTTCGACCGGTCTACGAACAGGGAGGTCTACCGTTATCGTGGCACGTTTTGGCTGCATTGGATGTGGCTGAAGGCTTTTGTCAGGCGTGACAAGCCGGCGCGGTTTGGTTATCGTGCGTGGCTTTACGTGCAGGTGTCGTCCGGGGATTTGATCACGCGCGACATGTTGTCGTGGCGTGACGAGATCGAGGCCTGACATGACACGCAGCAAGGCCAAGCGGCTCCGCATCATCCCGTCGCATCTGCCGCTCATCCGCGACAAGCTCGCCGATTACACGCAATACAGGCTTGGGGAACTCGGCACGCAAACCCAATACGAGGCCATGATGGCCAACGCCTGGAGCATGACCGATCAGATCAGGACCGCGCAATTGTGGTGGGG